TGCAGGCGGAGCAGTACGGGGACCGGTTGAACTACATCTTTAACTGCCGAGTGGAAGGGAGATACACGCCTGTGGAGGATAAGGATGGGCTGACGTACCAGTTCCCCAGCTTCTGCCTGCGGGAAAAGGACGGGATATGCCTCTATGCATCCCCGGACAGCCCGCCGGATTATCGTATCATTGCGGTTAAGCCATACCAGCCGCTGTATATGGAGGTGGAGAGGATTGTCCATTAATAGACTTGATTCCCTTATAAAAAAGATAGACAGACTTGAAGATATCCCTGGCGGGGCACTGCGGGTAAGTGTAGCAAGGCAGACGCATATGGTTTCAGACGAAGCGAAAATTCTATGCCAAGAAAATAGCGGAGAATTACGACAAAGTATACATTCCTATTCAGAAGTCATAGAAGGCGGTGTAAGGGGTATCTGTTATACCGCGAAGAACTATGCTCCATATGTGGAATTTGGAACGGGGCCAGTGGGGGACGCAAATCATCAAGGGATATCTCCGGCAATAAAACCTTCTTATGTTCAGCATGGGTGGGGAATACCGGCATATGCTATTGACCGCAATGATGCAGTTGAAAAGTATCATTTTAAGGAAGGGGTATATGAGGACAGTAATGGTTTCAAATACTTGTACTACTATACTAATGGGCAACCAGCACACCCGTTCATGTACCCGGCTTTGAAAAATAATGAGGATAAAATCATAAAGAATCTGTCAGCCGACCTACAGAAGGAGTTTAAGAAGATATGAAAAATGTAAAAGACCAGGTGTACGAAGCCCTGAAAACCGTGCTGGAGAATGTATCGGACATCTACCCCAGCGACTGGGCACATCTGCCGGCAATCCAATACGCGGAAGAGGATAACAGCGTATATGAGAGGACGAAGCAGGGAGAACAGAAATCCCGTGTCAGATACCGCATTGATATCTGGAACGGCGGGAGTACTTCGGAAGTTGCCCTGAAGGTGGATGAGGCTGTGGCTGCGCTGGGGCTTGTCAGGACAGGCTGCCAGGATGTTCCGGACCCTTCCGGGCTACGACATAAACAGATGAGGTACGAGGGCATTATTGATATGCACTCAGAATTAGTGTTCTGGAACAATTAAAAAGAAAGAGAGGAATGAAGCATGTTAGCGAATGGAGCAGAACTTGGTGTGAAAAAAGGTGAATCTGCGGAATATACGGATCTGCCTGGGCTGCAGGAAATCCCGGAGGTGGGTAATGCCCCGGAGAAGGTGGATATCACTGTGCTGAAAGATAAGGTGAAAAAGTACGATGTGGGAATTGGGGATGCGGGGGAACTGGTATACAAGTTCCTGTATGACAACTCAAAGGCAGACTGTCCTTACCGTATACTGCGTGCAATGGAAGCCGCCGGCGAAGTCGGTTCCTTCTGTGAAACGGACGCTGACGGTACAAAGATTCAGTTCGATGCAAAAGTGTCTGTAAAGCGTACCGGTGGCGGTGTCAATGGTGTAATCCAGTTTGACGTGACGATGGCTTTGCAGAGTGAGATTACCTTTGTGGATCCGGCATAATCTTAAGAAAATTATTGGAGGTATAAGAGATGAATTATTTCCCGGAAGAAAAAGTGGTATCAATTGAGGAGGCGGCAGAAAAGAAAAAGGAAACAGCTGCTGAAAAGAAGAAAAGTATCGGATTCGCTGTATGGAATGTAGGCGATACCGGATATCAGCTGAAACTCAGCACTGCGGGTATCAAAGAGCTGGAAAGCCGGTACAAGACCAATGTCATTAATCTGATGCAGCCGCATGATGGAGAATCAATGCCGCCTTTAACGGTAATGCTGGATGTCGCACACGTTGCCATGAAGCCCTGGAATCATGGGGTAAAGATGAAGGATGTGGAGGCATTGTTTGACCGTTACATGGAGAATGGCGGCTCCCAGCTGGAGTTCTTTGCTGGCGTGTATATGGAAATCTTCATGGTAAGCGGTTTTTTCTCTCAAACGATGGCGAAAGACCTGTCGGAAACGATGGGGAAGGCCAGGGAAGAGATGTAACACCTGATGATAGAGTTACGGACGTCATAGAGGGGCTGTATCCTGGATTCCTTGAGCTGGGGTATAGCCCTGAAGCTTTCTGGGGTTACAGCATTGCTGAGATTATGGATGTAATGACTGCCCATCGGAAGCGGGAAGAACGCCGGCAGAAGGAAAAACTGGAAGAGTTTAAGAACCTGGCGGTTGCTCTGCAGATTCAGGCGCTACAGATAGGGCAGGCATTTGGCGGTATCGATGAAGCGCATCCGCTTAGAACGGTTGAGGTTTATTATCCTTCCTTATTCCCTAAAAATGAAGAATCTGAAAAGAAGAAATATCAGAAGCAGCTTGAGGAACGGAATGCCCGCTTAAGGGCAGCGGCGGCGGAACATAACGCCCGGATCCGGGAAGCCAAAGGAGGTGAACCATAATGGCAGAAGGTACAACGCTGGAAAGGCTACAGGTCATAATAGAAGCCAAGGCGGAAGCCTATAAGAAAGAAATTGATGCAGTAAAAGCCAAAACTGAGAAGGTTACTGCGGCGGTTAATAAATGCACGGACCGTATCCATAATGCCATTAACAAGGTGACCACCAGCTCCGCGGGGAAAGAAGTTGATGCCCTTACCAATAAACTGAATAAGCAGACAGAGGCGATTAATGCGCAGGTCGCGAAAGTTGAGAATTTGCGGAACAAACTGGATGCCTTAAATAGCGGGGAGGCCAGAAATAGTTCCGCGTCCTTTCTTGAATCCCAGCTTAAGAAAGCAGAAAAAGAACTGGCGGCTGTTGACAAACAAATGCAACCACTTCTTGATAAACTGACTGAAATGGAGAACCTGCAGCCTAAAGTAAATGCTGAAAAGTATAAGGCGGAAATAGAAGAAATAGCACGCCAAACTGTGCCGCTTCGGAGAGAGTACGACGATCTGACCGAACATGCCCAACAGCTGAAGCAACAGCTGAGAGAGGCGCAGCTTAACCCCAATGCGGCAGCGCAGATAAGAAGTCTCAAGGAAGAACTGAGGCGGGCAGGAAAAGAAATTGGCATTGTAAAAGCAAAATTGGATCCGCTGGCTCCGTTAGAACAACGAGGGCGCGAATTGGCCAGCATGTACGCTGTAAAAGGACAGTCAATAGCGGCGCCCCATGCATCAGAGATACAGGCAGTATCTGATAAGATTGCAGAACTGGAACCGGAATATGAACGCCTTGAAAACCATGTGGATACGCTGCGCAAGAAACTGGAAGCGGCACGGATGAACCCGGAGAGTACAGCGGATGTGCAGAAACTTGCTTCCGAACTGGAGCTTGCCACGCAGAAACTTGACCGTCTCCGCGGGGAAGCCGCCCAGACGCAGGAACGGCTTGAAAAAGCCGGCAGCGGCGGAGCGTCCGGTATGGAGCGCTTCCGGAAAGCCATGAGTGTCGTTTCTTCCGTGCTGGATAAGGTGAAGGGGAAAATTGCAGGAGTTACAGCTGTACTGCATAAGCATAAGAGCGCAACAGAGGGCTGCCGATTCAGCGCCGATAAGTTGTCAAAGAGCATCTTTAGGCTGGGGAACATGTTTAAGCTGATGCTGATACGCCAGACTATGAGAGCCATTATCGAAGGCGGTAAACAGGGATTCCAGAATCTGGCGCAGTATTCTGACAGCACAAACCAGTCCTTGTCCCTTCTTATGTCCTCCCTGACACAGCTGAAAAACGCTTTTGCGGTAGCAGTAGCCCCTATGCTTAATGTCTTTGCCCCAGCATTGAATACGATTATCCAGCTTGCTGTTACGGCTGCGAATGTGATAGGACAATTGTTTGCAGCCTTAACTGGAAAAGGAACTGTAATACAGGCAGTAGGCATCAATGAGGATTATGCGGCCAGCCTGGACAAGACCGGGAGCGCGGCCAAAAAAGCAGCAAAAGATATAAAAAACGCAACGCTGGGCATCGATGAGCTGAATGTCATCCAGCAGAAGCAGGACTCTGGCGGCGGAGCGGGAGGCGTATCCCCTTCCGACATGTTTGAAACCGTGGAGGTGGAAGGCAAGTACAAAGACCTGGCGAAGAAGATTAAGGACATCACTGGAAAGTTGTTTGCACCATTGAGGGAAGCCTGGGATCGGGAAGTCCAGTATGTGATGGATTCCTGGAAATACGCTCTTGGAGAAATAAAAAAACTGGCAAAGGATATCGGAAGGGATTTCTTGACAGTTTGGAACCAGGAAGAAACCATTCAGATATTTTCTGATGTGCTTCATATCATTGGCGATATAGGACAGATAGCAGGAAATTTGGCAAAAAACTTTCGGATGGCATGGAATGAAAACGAAACAGGCTTAAAAATTCTTGAGAATATCAGGGATATTTTTGCAATTGTAATCAGGCATATCCGAAACGCTGCAGATGCCACTGTAGAATGGACGAAGACATTAGATTTTAAGCCGTTTATGAAATCATTCGAAAAATTTACTGCGTCTATAAAACCTGCTATTGACGCTATAAGTGGGACGCTGGAAGACTTCTATATCTATGTATTATTACCTTTAGGAAAATGGACATTGGAAAATGGGCTTCCTGATTTACTTGATATCACTTCAGATTTGGCAAATAGTATCAATTGGCTTCGGTTACGTAACCTGATGAAACAGTTTTATGATGTATTATTGGATATATCAAAACTCGTATTCAAAGGAATGCTAAGCTTTTATCGTGATTTACTTGTACCTATTGGAAGGTGGGTGATGAACAAAGGCCTGCCTTCCTTACTGGAGGTACTGATTGACTTTGGGAAAAAAATAGACTGGAACGGGATAAACGTTGCGCTTGAATCATTTTTTGAGGCCATATCAAAATTTGTAGTTGGCATAGGTGGAGGGCTTATTGAGCTTTCTCTTGGACTTGTAGATGTATTAAGCCCGGTTTTAGCTGATATTATCAATGGCGTTGCCAAAGCGCTTGACGGATTATTCAGTGCCTTAAATAAAATACCTGATACCGTCCTGGCTGGTATAGCCGGGGCAATAGAGGGAGTATTAGTTACTTTCATTACGTATAAGACCGTGACAACAGTTATTGATGCAGTTAGCTTAGGAATTACAGGCCTATATGTAGCGTTAGACGATTTTTTTAAAGCAGCGGCAACATGGATGGCTACTAATCCGATACTTGCAATGGCAGGAAGCTTAGCGATTATAACAGGTGCGCTAATAGCGGTATCAAACGCAGCACAAAATAACACACCGATAGGACAGTATGCAGATAAGGTACATGAGCTTTCTGAAAAAATAAACGCCAATTCTCAAAGGATCAGCGAAAATGCACAAATCGCAAAAGACTATGTGGACAATGCCGGTTTTGCAGAAATAGAAATGGCCCGCAACCTTGCGGATCGTTATGTGGATCTTGCGAATAAAACAAATAAAACAGCAGCAGAAAAGCAATTATTGAAGCAGTATTCTGAGGATCTGGTGGAATTAATACCGGAACTGAAAAATTATATCGATGATGAAACCGGGGTCTTAAATATACAAAAGGACACACTCCAAGGGCTAATTAATAAGACAGAAGAATACTATCGGCTGCAGGCGGCAAAGGATAAACTTCTTGACCTTTACAAAGATGAACTGGATGCAAAATTGAATCTTAAGGACAGCACAGACCAGCTTTCAGAAGCACAGGCAAAGTATAATGACATGCTTAACAATTATAATGGCCGTAGCGCGGATTTATATGAAGCTAAAAATGCTTTCGATGAAGCTAAATTTGCGGTGGAAAACGCGAAAAAGGCTTATGATGATATAGAAGATTCAATTTTATATGTCAGTGAAGCTTATACAGGAATGCAGACAGCCATGAGCAGCATTGATTATGCTTCATCAGTCTTGGATGCATCGAATGCTATCAATGAATTGCATGGTATTTGGGGGGATGATGGCAAACAAATACTTGGACAGGATGCGTTAGATATCTATAACGAAATTCAGAACGGCCTAAATCCGGATGATGATGGTTTTTATGAGCTTGGAAGCGGTATTATGGTTCGGTACGGTACGGGAATGAAGGACGGGGCCAAAGAATTCCAGGCAACCTTATCGGATAAAGATTTAATTGATTTGGAAGCTATATTGCCTGATGGATATCAGGTTGGCAATGACAATGGCCGTTTTGTAGTGGAAGGGTTCGATAAGGGAATACGAGACGCGGCAAAAGACAGTACGGCCATAAACGATTGGACGAGTGAAGGGAAAGCAGGCTTAGAAGCGGCATGGGATATTAATTCCCCTTCGCAGGTTTCCTGGCAGGAGGGTGCCTATGTGGTAGAAGGCTTCAACAATGGGATTCTGGATAATATGGAATCCACCAATGAGGCCATAACTACATGGTTTGAAAGTGTATTTGAACTATTCGGACAGGATAAGTGGGGCGAAGTCTTTATCCCTATGACAGAGGCTATTCAGAACCAGTGGAACATAACATCTGCATGGTGGAGCGAAGAAGCACTGCCTGTATGGTGGGAGGAAGGCGTTACGCCGTGGTTCACTCAGGAAAAGTGGTTTACAATATCTCAGGGAATGAGTGATGGTATAATGAAACGCTGGAATGATTTCTCCGTCCTGTGGAAAACAGGTTTTACTAAGTGGTGGAATGAGAGTATCATACCGTTTTTCACTGTTGAAAAGTGGCAGGGATTTGGAAACAATATGAAAGATGGCATGTATACTGGTTTCAAAGGTATATCGGAAAAAATCAATGATACTTTGAATGGCATTTTATCGGCATTTGAAAGTGGATTGAATAAAGTTATATCTGCCGCGAATACCTTTATCAGCGGGTATAACACTATGGCTCAGACTGCTGGTGTCAGCAAAATGGCAAATCTGAATACTGTAAGCATAGGGAGTGTATCAGCTTATGCAAACGGCGGATTCCCATCGGAAGGCAGTTTGTTTATTGCAAACGAGGCAGGGCCTGAACTTGTAGGCACGATGGGAAGGCGAACAGCAGTAGCCAATAATGACCAGATTATACAGGGTATAGCATCAGGTGTATCAGTGGCAAATCAGGATGTGATTTCTATGCTTACCCAGATGATGAAAATACTTCAGGCGATCCTTGAAAAAGAAGGTATCGTCGTATTTGATACCAGGGAAGGCCTTGAAGCTTTGAGTGAACGAAACAAAAGAAATGGAATAGTTTTTACGTAATGATGGGGCACCTTCGGGTGTCCCCTATTTATTGGAAGGAAGTGAGAAAATGGCGTATATCTACGTGAACGGAGTAGAGTTTCCCTATCCGGCCCGTGGATGCAATATAATTGTTACCACACCGGTTGACAGCACAAGGAACGCAAAGGCCGAGGTGGTTGCGCAGCGGATCGGCCGTGACCAGTATAAAATTAACGCGCTTGTCTGGCCGATGCTGACTGCCAAGCAGTGGAAATTCATATTGCAGGCATTTTCTAATTTTTTCGCAACGGTGACATTTCCTGACCCGGTGACAGATGAGTATATATCTCTCAAAATGTATCCAGGGGACCGGTCAGCAGAGCCTTACTGGGTGGATAAGGATGGGAAGCCTACCACTTATGTGAATTGTAAAGTAAACATTATAGATTGCGGGGTATAGGGATGCAAAATGTAAGTAAGCAGTATAAGCAGTCCATGAACAGCATCTTCCGTAATCCCGGGCATATCAATGTGTATATTGGAGTAATCAATTCCGAAGCGCAGAAGCATGTTGGCGCTGCCGATAGCCGAAACCGGTTCACATACTTTTCAGATGCGGATGCCCCATTTACAGGAACGGCTATAGACCATATTTACGCAACGGCTGAACAGGACTTTACACTGGCTGACGGCAAGAAATATTTCCTTCCCCGTGACCCGGCAAAAGTGATTTTTTCGCAGGGAATTGTAACGGAGGATTTACTGGGGACGGTGTATATCAGCTTCGGCGGCGTGACGGGGCTGGATATCAAGGGGCTGACAATAGATTTCGGTGAGTGTTATCCCACAGATTTTGTGATTGAGAACGACCAGGGCGCGCATTCCTACAATGAGAATACAAAATCATGTTGGTCAACACAGGATGTGTTCCGTGGGACGTCTTATTTCCGCATCACGCCTTCAAAAATGGTGAATGGGCAGGGAAGGCTGCGTATATACCAGTTTGTGTGTGGCATAGCCAATACCTTTACTGACTCACAGGTGATATCTTACAGCATGAAAGAGCATGTATCCCCAATCACTGACAGCCTGCCAAGCTGGGACGTATCCCTGACGGTTAATAATTACGATGGATATTACAATCCGGATAACCCGGACAGCGCCCTGGCTTTCATGGAGATTGGCCAGGAGGTCAGCGTTAAATTCGGCTATGAGCTGGACGATGGAAGCGTAGAGTGGCTGCCGCCGCAGAACAGTTACTTGAAATCATGGTCTGCGGATGAGCAGAAAGCCAAGTTCACGGCCACGGATGTATTTGATTACCTGGACGGGACATACCGGCGAGGAAGGTACACGCCGCAGGGTATCAGCCTATATGACCTGGCTGAGGATGTATTCCGGGACGCCGGTGTGGAAGAGTATTACCTGGATCCATATCTGAAAAAGGT